TGTCGTCAAGAGTATTATCTCTAATCGGGTCACCATCTTCTGTTTCACCTGTGATTTTGTTTAATGTGATGGTTTCTGTGCGACCATCTGCCTTTGATACCACCATGTGACGCTCATGTTCACCAGCGATAACGGGCAGCAAGTCTAAAACAACACGTCCACCCTGTTCAATGGCTTGATTAAGGTTATCAAACCAAACATACGCGGACATTGAACCTTCGAGTTTACGTTCACGTCTTGCCTTACCTGACATATCATGGCCTTGGAGTGCCTCATTTTCAGAGAAACCAAGGATTTCACGCATATCCTGTGAACCACGTTGAAACTGTTGTAAAAGGGTCTGTGATAGTTCCCATGGTGGCATTTTCTGCGGCATTGCACCTGTTTTAGGGTCAGGTCTTGCTGTCAACATACCAGCTTGCAACTCAGGGTTACGCCACATTTGTTCGTAACCAAGAATATTATCAGGTGTTCCAAGCCATTGTTCACGTCTACGGTTCTTGATTTCAGCAGCAATTTCAGAGCCTACATAGTTCACGAACTTCTGAGCATCTTTAGCCTCATGAATGAATGAACGTGTGTACTGTTGGCCGTTGATATAGTTCGAGTCACCATCAACGAAGATAATAGGTAGGTATTTTGAAGGCCAATCGGTGAACTCAATGATTTGATTCTGTGTTAGCACGTATTGGCGAATCTTATAGTCTTTGCTCATACGTTCCCCGATAACCTCAGGGATTGTTTTACGGATGATATCGCCTACAACTTCCGCTTCATCGGCAAGTTTTGTCTGCATCTCAATTTCAGGCTGCATTTCATCCCATTCTTCTTCCGTAACAGTACGCCCGTCATTGAGAAGAAAGAGTTTTACAGGGAACCATTCCTTGCGTGAGTACTTGCAAACAACGATTGTGTCTCGTGTTTCCCATTGGAAGTCTAGTAATGACCGAGGGTCAGAGTATGAGACAGGGTTCATACATGCAGGATAGGTCGCATAAAATTCTTCTTTGGTATATAGGTATTGTCTTGCGCAGAAGTTACCATCCCCTTTATGTGGCTTTAATGCTGTAGGGTCAAAGGATGTTCTTGTTGAGTCAGGAATAACTTCATAACGGATGACCTGATTAAATGATTTAGGGCTTTCGTAATCGAGTACAATTTCAAATGCACCATAGCCCATCATAAGGGATGAACGGAATGCTGTTTGATACACTAAGTCATTTTGAGATTGATATGATATTGTGCGCACTAAATCTGCACGTAAATCTATTTGCTTTTGCGTTGACTTACCTGTTAGTGACCGAACCATTAAGTCGGGCTTATTCTTTCTTTGCTCACCGACTACTTTTTTCGTAACATCGTATAGCTTATTGAATGTCATAGCAGGTTTAAACAGTCGGCTAAACTCCGAACGTTCCACGGCTGACCATTGGTCACGCAATAGGAAGTTCATATCATCCTTACCGCGTGTGGTGTTCTCTCCAAAGTAACCTTCCCACAAGACTAAATCTTCACGGGCTTTCTTTAATACCTCGGCTTCATCAATGCCAGCGTCCGCAAGTTTCTGCGATAACTCTTCATTGATGCTGTCGATTTCTTCTACTGAAATCTGATCGGCAATGATTTCCATGCGCTTTCCCATCCGTTGGGTTAATAAATCTTTTAAAACGTGACTTCAACAAATCTATGTCAAAGTCACGAGTTGTTTACTGCAAGCCAAGTCATCTTGTCCAAAGTTTGAAGTTTATTTGTTGCTTATGCTGCTTCGTCTAGCTCAACCGCTGCTTCAACTGGGGGCTTTGGCAATTCAAAGGCTTTCCAGTCATCAGCTAACATATCAGCTAATGAGAATATATAGTTGCCAGCATTAGGTGACGGATGCAATACGATTTTCCAAACGTGTTGCATACCTTGCATCATCACTAAGTAGCCATCTTCCAATGCCCACGCAGCACGACATAATGATTCACCTTTTTGTAACAGGTCTAATGCTTCTTGCAATTTCATCTCCACTTCTCCATTTTTAGTTAAGGTAACACTGTTAATTGGCATGAACCGTCAGTAAAGACAGGTTTGTACCATTGATGACCATCAGACGCTACGGCAGCAACAAAGTCAGTCACTAGTAACGCAATGGTTTGAGTTCGTAAATAGTTGTCTAGGAAACCAGCGCCTGCAACTTCTGCTAGTGTGTTATTAGGGCAATACAATCTTCCCATGCGTGGAACTACTTGATTTGCTTCACCAGCAAAGTTGAGTAGCAATGTAACTTGTTTTTGTTCAGCCATGATAATCTCCGTTTAATTTTAAATGTCATCCTTAACATTTTCACAACAACACCCTTCATGCGTGCAAATATCTACCACAGTTTCTCCTTTTTCCAATCTTTTTTCTATAGCATTAATACGAGTGTGTAAATCTCTAAGCTCAATGCCTAAATCTTTCAAGGCATGCAAGATACTTACTTCGTCCATAGTTACCTCTCAGCTAGTCTTTTCAAGACACCACCGTATCGCTTGATGATGCCAGCAACTACATCCTGATACTCTTTGTCACACGTCTCACATCGTCCATCTTCAAACAACTTCTTGACATACTTCTTGCAGAACGTACAGCGAACTTCACACATAATAGACCTTACTTATTGCATTATTCTTTCTTCTTAAAAGATTCTCATCACTGGGTTGTACATGTTCACGGGTTCTCTATCACCCATTTTATCCGCTGTAATCCGGTCACTCGCTACCTCAAGGCACGCATAACCCAGACCGTCCATCGGGTGACTGGACATGTTCTTATTAGGCTTATCTTTATAGCGTTCCTCACCCGATACAGCAACACGCGCATAAACGTAGTCCTTAACAAAGCCTTTAAACAATGTCGGACAATTTCTCCTATCAAGCACAAGACCAGGCTTGCCATCCACCATACGGTTAAGGAAATAGCGGACAGACCCAAGCCGTGGATCAATATCATTCGTGCGAGCGCTAGTAGTAGGAATTCCCAGACTATTAAGCTCACCAATACACGACATTTCTTCAACAATTTCATTCCTTGAGTTGCCAGCAGGATCGCCAATGGATAACCCTACTTTGCAATAGGGGAAATCCTTAGCTATACCAGGGATTACCACAGCATCAGCAAAGGTTCTGATTCCCATACCATCACCGACATATTCTTTCAATATTAGCAATTGTCCACGAGCTGACAACTGGATAACGACACAAGCAGGAGTAAGACCAAAATCCCAACCAAGAATGAGAGACTCACCCTGTACCGCCGATAACGCATCAACCGCATGAAAGTCCGGGTTAAATTCCGGGTAAACACGCTTACCAAAACCAACAGAACCATATTCGCCAAGACAAAAGACTTTGATAAACTCCTGAGATTGCCCCTCGGCGAGCATTTCATAATAATTGTCAGGTAAATGACTAGCATTATCAGCATTAGGATTGCGTACCCACTTGCCGTCATCATCCTTGAGAAGTCCAGGTGGTTGCTTAAAGAGTCTATGATGTTCATACGCGTTTTCCTCGAAGTCCTTGAATATCCAGTGGTCATCCTCAGGCGGGTTAGTGTCTGCAATAATGCCAGACCAATAGGGTTCCTGACAGAATGCTTTCGATGGGTAGCGATTAACACGTCCTTTCATATGCGCTAGAGCGGCCTTAGGAACCTCTGAGAGCTCGTTGATGTAGCACCCTGTCAACTCTAGGGATTTAATCTTTCGCACGTCCTCCGGCCTATCTAGGGCTATAAACAGCAATTCTAGCTCTACTATGCCGTGACCATCATTAAAGCTGTGTTCATATGTCATGATTGGCTTCTGCCTCTTGCGTACGTCTCCAAGGTCTTCAAACCATGATAACCATGACGCAAGGGTTGTACTGCTTAATTCTCCGCTTGTGTTCCGTACGATTCCCCATCTGCTCCTACGTCTTCCGGCATGCCACACAGGCACTGCACAGGCTCGTTGCACGATTTCAGTAAGAGCCCATGTACTTTTCCCGCTACCGTAAGGGCCCATAATGACACGCACAAAGCTATCATCGAGGTGAGCAATACGACCTGTGGCAGTCGGAATATAAATCTTATCCTGTTCCCTGGCATGTATCACCATTCCTTTGTCTTTAACGGTTATTTGACGTTCAACACCTTTTTGTCGTTGGTGTTCAATCTCAGCTATACGCCTTGCTATACCCGAAGCACTCAACATCATTTGTCAAGTACCTTTCTAGGTGGAGACGTTTTATAATTCGGTCGGTTATGAATATGCTCTTGCGTGTTATAACGAACGCCACACTTGATACACTCACGCCTACGAATGATTTGATTCAACCTTTCATCCTTCTTCGTATCAACCACATGAGAGTCAGGATATCCGCATGATTTGCATAGCATCTATTTCCTCACTCCGCGCAAGGTTCTGGAACGACTCGCTCTAACCACATTTAAATGCGGTGGAACTGGTTCCTCTGAGCGAGTATCTTTTTCAACGGCCTTCTTCTTCCGTTCTTTCTCAACCCACTTGTTTTGAATAACGGCCATCTGTAACGTCCTTATTTCTTTTTACCAAGTATCTTGTTTGCCTTCGCGTCAATCTTCATCTCGGAAGACTTAGAGAGCTTGCCCTTATTAACCATCTGGGTTGCTCGTGCCTTAGCATTGGCAGCATGTGCCTTATCAGGCATGGGGTATTTCTTTTCACCAGGTAAACCAAACTCACCCTTTGGTATCTTCTTTCGTTTAGCAGCAGTTAGCTTCGCCATGGCAGTTCCTTATAGTGACTCAATCATGTGGTCAATCTCAATGATTGCGCCCTGTGTGTTCGCAACCTCTTTCTTTATGAGCTTGACGCGCTCTTTAAGCATCTCTAAGTCTGTCTTACTGACGGTTAATGTAGCGTCTAGTGAATCTCTACGTGCTTGCAATACATCCAGTGTAATCATGTTTAAACGTCCTGTTTAAATGTGTTCAAGTCTCTTCATGATAGAGTCAGCAATATCGATTAACTGCTCTTTCATGCTCTCTTCATCGCCTACCACGTCTCGAACTTCTTGCTCGATAGTGTCAAGGAATTTGATTAGCTCGTCTTTGTCCATCAAACACCTTTCTTCTTGCCGTAGTTCTCTTTGCTTTGAGCAGGTAGATTGCGACACGCGCCAGCTTCCTTGTATGTGCGAACCTCTTGCTTTTGTTCACGGTCAAGGTAAACGTTATTGCGTGTTGATAGATAACCGTCTGGTTTGTTAGATGTGTACTTAGCACCCATGATTAGCTCCTTATTAGTATTTGCAGTCCTTTTTCTTCATCTTCGCTTTGAGCACTTCATTGCCCATCATCTTCTTGTCAAGCTTAACGTCTTTATCCTCAGACTTCTTGATCATTTTCTTGACTACTTTCTTGGTGACTTCTTTTTTCATTCTTCTCTCCGTCCATAAGTTGGTCTAACTTCCTGTTAAGCTCGTTTAACTGTGCATTTGAACCGTAATGCTTGTGCCATCTACGCTCTAAAATCCACGCATCAGCTTGCCATTTATCAACGTGATCAGCAATGTTATTGTTATGTTGTATGATGCGTGATCGCTCTGCTGCCTTTATGCCCTCAGAAAACATACTGTAATCTGAGTCAATGCCATCCTTGCGATGAGCCTTACCAGTACGAATCCAATCATACAAAGTTTCTTCGCAAATGCCATTGGCTTCCGCAGCAAATTCATAGGGTACACGATTCGCAATGTCGTTGATAATCGCGGCACGTCTTTCAGGAGTAAATTTGGATGGCCTTCCAGTAGGTTCTTTGGCATATTCAATTGGCTTATTGGGTTTCCCAGCCATATCACTAATCCTTTAGCGTATTTAAATCATTAAATGTATCTTACTTCTTTTTTTGTTTCAATACGAGCATCACAGCGAATAGCACAACCGTTTCAAAGCCATCAGCAGATGCTAACAATGTATGAAACTC